GTATCTGCCGCATTGCTAATCGGAGAAAGCCCTTGCATACTTTCATATCCTACAGCCGCTGGAATTACATTAGTAGCAACAGTTACACCAGCATTACCAAAATCTGACTGGTCAGGTAAAAATTCGCCAAACTGTATCATTGATTACTCCAAGTTTCAGAGCCTATACCTAAATTAGTCCACGTCTCTGCGCCAGCAGAAATAGGTATCCAGCTTTCTCCTCCAGCAGACACCTCAGTCCAAGTCTCTCCATCTTCTACTATGTCAGACCATACTTCATTTTCTTCTGCAATAATACCCCATAGCTCACCAAGTTTTTCAGCTTCAACCGCAAGCGTTGCAGACGCACTAGGCGTTGCATAGGCAAAAACCTCATAATTAGCAGAAGATGTAGCAACAGCAGATACAGATAAAGATGCAGAGCCACTAGCAAGCAAGCCACCCGACGACACAGTACTTGCAGATGTAGATAAGCTAGAAGCGCCAATTCGTACTCGAATACCAGCAGAAGATACAGATGCAGAGCTAGACAGGCTAGAGGCTCCGTAAAGCACTCTAAAGGCTTCTGCTGAAGTTGTAGCGGCAGACGATAAGGATGACTCACCAAACTGTATTCTGATGCCACTTGCTGACGCTGTTGCTAATGTAGAAACAGAAGATTCACCAATAGCAATGCGCACAGCCTCTGCCGACATAGTAGCAGGGCCAACAACCAAAGACGCACCAAATTGTATGCGTATTCCGTCAGCAGTAATGCTTGCAGATGTGCTAGGCGCAGATGCACCTATCTGTATTCTAATTCCGCTTGCACTTAGCGATACGGAGCTAGATGCAGATGCCTGACCATCAAATATGCCAAAACCAGAAGCCGAGACAGTAGCACTTGTAGAAGGCGTAGATTCACCTTCTCTAAGTGCGGCTGTTAGCCAAATAGCATTATCAAGGCTGTAGGGCAGGGCATCAAGCGTACCCCAGTTATCTAACTGCTCAAGATTTGGCCCTACAATATCGGCCATAATTAAGCCGCCGTGATATCAACACCAGAAGCCGCGATCTTGAAGATGTCACCATCGTTGATCGTCTTGCTTGCAGTCAATGCCGCATGGAACAAAAGATTGCCAGCGGTAGAAGCATCCCAGATACCAATATGGGTAATTGTTCCCCAGTTGCCTCCAGAAGCGGCAGGAAATTCTACAGCCGCACTATTGCTTGCAGTACCGCTAGATGCCGCACCAAAAGCCATAGATTGACGGGCGTAGCCGCTACCACTTACTTCAGTACCAGTGCCAGCATCCGTTGGATCAGCAGTGTGCAAACCCACATATACAGCCGCAGGTGCAGATGTTGATGACGTTCCTAAAAAGTGATCCAGAAAAGCATTTTCCAGATAATCGCTCATTGCGCTCATGTTAGTTCTCCATAATCAGACTTCATAAACAGGCCGCTACCAGCGTGTTTGCCACGCTCTTCTTCTTTCTTAATCTCATCAATCGATCGAGTAAAGAGTTGCTCGTAAAGAGATGTCTTTTGATCGTCCATAAGATAAATGCTGGCAGAAGCCAGTGCGCCATATAAATATGCGTCAGGATGTCGCGTTAATATGGTGTTTGTTGTGTTTACATCAGACAAGTCTGGTACGCCTTCAGTATACACAATTTCAGCCTGATAAGAGCTATCAGGTGTTGGTGCGAATTTAATCTCACCACCAATAATGGTATAGGCTCGCGGTTTGCCTATAGCATTAGAAGCATAAGTTTCATCTAGTGTAGATGGAGTATAATACTCAAGAACCTCTTTCGGGCTTGTGTTTAATTTAACCAAGCGAATTGATCGAAGGTCCGTCGGCAATGACACATAAGCATCATTGGCTGTTAAAGTAGCATTTGCTCGTTTTTCTTGTGAGCGTGTCTCTAGCATACGCCCCATGCGAGCCTCTGCCATTGAGATAAACTCAGGGATACGATCCGTAAGATCATCCCTTGCAAGAAAATTGGCAATAGCAGTTTTAAGTTCTGAATATGTGCCTATAGCCATTATACGTTACCGCCACCTGTTCTAAAGAAACGATTATCATAATCGTTCAACCATTGCCGCCAGCCTTTGGGATTGTCTCTAGGCTGACCTAATTTTTCAACAAGCTGATGATACAACGCCGCAGGAATATCAGCAACCTTTTGATGATGCTTCTGCGTGTTTCCTAGCAAAGAGCCTGTCCTATAGTTATTTGCTTGCTTCTTGTTCTCCTTCAAGAGAGCGTCAATATTCTGTGTTGTCTCAAAAATAAAGCCACCATCGTCTTGATAGTGACACCATGTTTCTTTTCCCGTTACAGGATCTTTATGTACTAATCTCTTCATGTCTCCCTCATAGAGTTTGGGGAGGTGGTTTCACCCACCCCCCCCGTGTCTAATTACGACAGGTCGTAAACAGCACCGTGTGCTTTCGGAGCAGACACTTTCAGCGTCCATTCCGTAACGATTTGGAATTTCTCCGCATCGCCAGTTTTCGCCAGTTCTTGTACGGCGAAGTTACGGCCAGGCAACGTGCAGATCGAAGCATAGTCGCTATCGAGCAGGTATACGCGGTCGCTAGAAGCAAAACGGTCGATTACAACATCAAGCTGACCAAAGTCGCTGAGGTACAAAGAAACCGAGCCAACGATAGCGGCTTCACGAGGAGCCGTGTAGTTGATTTGGTTCGTAGCAACTGAACCGCTGTTCAGGTCGCTAAACTCAACTTTTTTGGCAGGAGAGACAACCAGCATATTTGGCTGACCACCGTCCTCATAAGCGGCTTGCATTGCATTGTCGATCATAGCAAGAGTCATGGTGCGGTTCGTACCAGCCATATCTGGAACGTCCGTACCGTTACCAGTTGCAGCAGACGTGCCAGAAGCGTCGTCTACGTTGGTGATCCAGCTTGACAATGAACCTGCTTTACGCGGATCTGAGCCAGAACGAGCCGTGTCGCTGTGCAGATATTTTTCAATATCGCGGCGAAGCTCAAGGCCTTTCAGCACTTTTTGGTATGCAGTCTCACGGTCACGACCAGCTTTATCAACGGCATCCAACGTGCCAGATACAGCCGCATCTTTTTGCGAGATTTGCATATAGTTGCCAAGACGAGTCGTTGCAGTAGGCGTGTCATAAGTAGCGTCTGCACCTTCGTTTTGGTAGTTGGTAGCCGAAGCGGCGGCCAACTCTTGTACTTGCCACTCAACGAAAACGCCGTTGCCTGTCTCTTTTTTCAGAGCAGAAAATACGGGGGTTTCATCTGGGTCAATACGGGTGATGACATCGGAAAGGTCTTCGCGCTCACCGACAGCGGTAGTAGTAGTATGTGTAGCCATTAGCTATTCCTTTGCAATAAATAATCAACTGCGGCATCTTTCGAGCCAGTTTTTCTTAGGCGATCAAAAGCCTGTTTATTGCGATCAGATGCAACTTGCTTCTTAGACTTAGGAGTACCAGCTTTAACTGCTTTTGGTGCTTTCTTTACTTTTTTCTGAGCTTCAGGACGCTTTGCCATTAACTCATCATAAAGATAGGCTTTTCGTAAAGCCTCAATAGCACGACTATCACTAGCAACTGCAAGCTCTTGCTCAGTATAACCTAGCCGCTGGGCATAGCTTATAATGGCCTGTTTCTCGCGTGTTGCGCGTTCTTCATCGCGCCACTCAGGAATACGCTCCAACAAACGATTCTGCTCTTGTACCAGCTTTTTCTGATGAGCTTGTAACATCTGTTGTTGCTGTTCTTGCTGAACGCGCTGTTGCTCTTGCTGTACCTTTGCAAGGTGTTCCTTGCGATCACGGTAGGCATCGCGCTGGCGTGTCCACTCAAGAGGATCTTCCTGATAGAGCTTTTCCCAATATTCTTTGGGAGGCTCTTGCACCTGAGTAAGCTGGGCTTCTAACATCTGCAAAGCCTGTGCGTACTGCTCGCGTTTTTGAGCAAGTTGTTGTGCTTCAGCTTCTGCTTGCTTCCGTGTTTGGGAAGCCTCTTGCATACGCTTCTGCGCGGCTTGCTCTAGTTGATATGATTTGACAAGCTCCTCAGAGGTTACTTGTTTTTCCTCACCATCAACTTTTACGGTATAAACGTCATCTGCAACGACTTCTACTTCGTCCTCATCAACGTCATACTCTTCATCATCATCTTCATCTTCTGACTCAGATGGCTCTTCAGCGTCATCGTCATAAGACTCATCTTCAGATGTTTCAGCCTCTTCAGTCTCAACTTCTTCCGTTTCGACTTCTTCGGCTACAGGCTCCTGAGTATCTTCGCTTGCCTCTTCGGGGGCGTTGACATTCAAGAGTAGGTCAACAGCTTGACCTTTGTTTAGTGACCCTCCAGATCCAAGTAGGGTACTGGTTTCTTCACTCATAAAATTATCTCCT